CCCGCCCATACTGCGACGATGCCTGCGCTCCGGTAGTTGCCATCAAAAGACAGAATAACGCTCCTGCTATGACTGCTCGCATTTCCCTCACCCCGTTGCTGTTGAAAAGGAAAAATTAAAGCGCCGACGCCTGTACAAAAAGCGCGTCGACCTGATCGGAACTTAAATTCAATTGCGCCGCCATACTTGAAATCCAGGGCGCGTCGCGGAGCCACTCGGTGGCGTATTCCCAACTGTCCTTGAGATCAGCGTCGGTCGCGGCGTTCACGGCAGCGACGACGGCGTCGTAGAGCCCGGCCGCCCGCAAGGCTCGCCGCGCCTGGAGCGCAGTAACCGGCTTGTAGGGCGGCAATTTCGCTTCCTTGAGCGCGGCCTTCAGCTCTTCCGACGTGACTTCGAGCGGCGCACGCCCGCTGGATTTCCATGCCGCATATTTATCGTCGCTGTCCTCGACATATGCACGAGCCCGCGTCGAATAAATTTTTCCGGCCACATTCCAATAGGCGTTGGCGTCGGTGATGACGGCAAAGGACGGCGCACGCTTAGTTGACATGGACTCGGGAGTCCTCGAGCACGGCGGTGATGGACACCGTCTTCCCGCTACGCGGGACGGCGCCAAGGAAGATGGCCTGGCGCGGAATCTGCTCCGCCACGCCCACGACCATGTGGAGAGGCTCCGAGAGCGTGGCCGTCATGTCGAAGGTCGTAGTGTCGGGATAAGTCGGCGCTGCCGTTAGTGTGATGACCAAGTTTTCATCGGCGAGCGCATAGCTGGCGATTTGCACGCTAGCCGAGGCGCGCCCGCGCCGGTCGCGGAAATAGGCGAACCATGTTCCGCCGGCGCTAAAATCAAGTCGCCCCCAAAGCGTTACCGTCTTGGTCCCGGCGTCGTAGTCATAAACCCTCGTCGACTGGCCCCACCGTGGCATGTCGTGGTGAACGAGGATTAGATCGCCGCGCGACGCGATCAAACCTTCAAGCTCGGTATCAAAGCTCAGGAGAACGCGGCGATAGCGATCGGCTGCGATCAGATAATCTCCTTCGCGCGCGATTTGCTCGCTCTGTACGACGCCATCGTATTGATTGATTGAAGGTGTCTGCGGATCGACAACACCCGCTTTCGGGAATGTCTGGATGTCATTGATCCAGGTGTCCTCATTGAGGAAGTTAACCTGTATCGAATCGGTCTCATCCTCTGGCGACGGCAGGATGAACTGCATCGTGAATGTTCCCTTGATGATGTTCTCCGAAGAGAAGAGCATCACAGGGATCGTCTGCGGTTGATCGCGATGAAATCGAACCAATCCGTATTGGTGATAAGGGACGGCGCGACCAGCGCGAAGCGCCACGCCAAGAGCCGACCAAAGTGTCACATTGCTTGATGCGTAAAAGTCGAACGTATCGCCGCGGGCCGTCCATATTGCGTCCAGAGCGGCCAGGGCGTCGAGATCGTAATTCACGTCGTCGAGCTTTCCGCCATAGATGGTGTTTTTGAGAATGTCCGCGACTGCCCAGGCGATGCTACGGGTCTGCGTTGTTGCGGTCCAAGCGGCGCCGTCCCAGGTCGGAAGCATCCGGGTGCCTGTCACTGCAATTTGCCGCGAAGATGTTCCGTTGATCGAGTTCGTGCGATCAGCGGTCATTTCGATAGCGATCAGCGTGCAATCGCCATAGGCGTGCTCGCTCTCCAGGAAGCCGCGCAACCCATCCCACTGGAGATCGTGGCCCACCGAGCCGAGCAGCTGTTTGTCGTCTAAACGCTGCGCTTTGATCTGCCAACGCGCGTCGTAGGGCATGTCAATTCTGAACGAAAACGTGATCGCGGTTGAACGCTCGGCCTCGTATGTGTAGCCGCCGCCGAGAAAAACCGCCGCGCCGCTGCTTGATGAGAGCGCGGACGTAGTCGAATCAGCAGTCCGCGTGTCGCTAACTTGCCAGTCGCCGAGCGGATCGCCGTTGTCGTCAATTTCCTGGCACTGAAATTGCCATTGTATGGTGAGCGGATCGAGCGCGCCCGTGCTCGTATTAAGCTTGTAAAGACCAGCCGGCAGCGTGAGATCAACGCCGATAGTCGAGACGGTTCGCCGTGGCGGGCAGGCAATGAATGGGCCTTTTATAGGCGCGACGGCTCCTGGAATGTGCGTGCCGACATCAAGCCAATCGTCCGCGTTCGTCAGGGGATTCTGATTTATGTTGTTAGTGAGCGCTTGGTAGTACGTCCTGAGACCAAGACGATTCGTCCAAACATATATTCCTATCGTGTAGTTTGTGGCCGAGTTCCATTGATCTGCTCCAACTGAGATCGCCGGATCATTTGCCGCGGGCAGTTCAATTCCAGATACTTGCGTTGACGTGAAAACTTCCGGCTCAAACACGTCGATCGTCGTGCCGGGGAAATAGACCGTTACGGAGATGTTGTCGAAAGAATTTATGTCGCTTTGGCCGAGTTCGATCTTCGTAACGTCGACCTCGCCCTGCGAGCACACTAGTATCTGGCGGAGCACCTGCGCGCGGTCCACCCACTCCGTCCAGGGCGCTGACGCCAGGTCTGGAATGAACCTCAATCGGCCGTAGAGCACAGGAACAGGACTGCCGAGCCTCGCGATGTTGTTCTGCGCCGACAGCGTGCTCGAGTAGGTAGCGTTGCTGCCGCCCTCGGTTGACGATGGAGGCGCGCCGGCCGCGGTCTGATTGACCGGGATCAGAACATTCAGGAGGTAATTCGAGCCAATGACCAGTGCGGCCGTGGTCGCAGCTGTGATCGCGCCGGCGATAGCTCCGGTCGCGCCGAATGCTCCGATGATGGGCGCGGCGATGAACGGCGCGGCTACGGCAGCGAGAACCAATACACCGAGCGTCGCCACTGTGCGTAGGTTGTCGCTCTGAGGCATGATGATGAAGACGACAACATCATCCTTGCGGGCGCTGACGCGGTGCCAGCTTTTCTGGCTCACCCATTTGCCGTTACGCGAACAGATCAGCGGCCGGTGCTTCGGATCGAGGCCGTGATTGCGCGCCAGCCGCCGCAGCGACATCGGCCGCCGCTCAACGACGACCGCGCGCTCAGGAGCGGCCGACGTAATGTTGTTCAGGATGTGGACGTAGGCCATGACAATCCGCGCGGGCGATAGTAACCAAGCACATTGAGGCGAAGCGCGCGCAACGCGCCAATTTTCGTGAAGACCACGCCGGTCTTCCGCATCACGTGCAGTGCGCCTCCGCCGTCGATGGACAGATACACGCCGATATGATCGGGCAGCCTGCCGCGGCTCATGTAGACCGCGCATCCGTCGAAGGGTTCTTCGATCCTCTCGCCCTCGCCTGCCGCCACCGCCGCTTTGAATCGGCTGCGAACGACATCAAGCTTCTTAAAATCAAATCCGATCGACGGCAGCGTCGAGACGCCGAACTGCATTCGCAGAACGTAGTCGAATAAGCCCCAACAGTCGAAAGCGTCCGGCCCGCGCGCGAGTGGCTCGTATGGCTTGCCGAGCAGACTGATGGCGCGCGCTTGTGGCGTCATGCGTATTGGAGTGTCGGGAAGCGCAGTGCCGAGTACGACTGCCACGGGAAACGCCTTGAGCCGATCGTATGGGTTATAAGACGACCCGTCACGGAAACGCCCGTGGCGGCTACCTCCACGAGGTTGAACACCAAAGGCGGATCGTTCTCTGGGCCGCCGGTTTCGCCGCCCACCAGATATTCCCGATAGGTGATGTAGATCGCCTTGCCGCCCTGAGCCGCTTGGATGAGAAGGTCAATCATCGCTCTGTTGACGTTGTCGACTGTAAGCGTAGCACGAGGCGTCGGATCGGTCGTCGTATCGGGGACAGATATCGTGAAAGGTGCGCCAGAGAAGGTCACAAGGGCGCCAGGTTGCCTCGGCGCCGTTGCCTCCAGCGTCGCGTCAAGCTCCCTCGAGCCGTCGTCATTGATCCTAGTCGGATTCATTCCATCGAAAAGAAAGACGTCAGCTGGCGCGTCTGCATCGTCGACGAGCCCATCGAAATAGATGGAGATCGTCGGGATTATCGGCACATCGGGATCGGCCGCCGCATAGGCTTCTTCGAGTGCGTCTGAGAGCGCGATATTTGTCATTCGTTTAACGGCGGCACATTCCAGGCGTCAAAGAAAGGATCGAGAGTGAGATCCTCTACGAGGGAAATCATATTGATCAAATCGTCGAACGTAGCTTCGGCAAAGAGCGCCACAAGCTCAGCGAGGTCTGCAGGAGTGATCTCATTAAGGTCCCGCGCCTCCAATTCGGCGACCGCTTCCCACCGATTGAAACTGACCGCATTAATAACTGGCGGCGAGGAGAATCGCGCCCTGACCGTCCGGTATGCTTGATTGTCGATTGGAATGTCGATGGTAAAGAATCCGGCCTCGTGCCGCGCGCGATATTCGAGCCACTCGTTGAAGTAGGCGAGCTGGTTATCATCCCATTGCCATGAAACTGTAACTATCCGGAACGGAGTGAGAGTGCTCGTCCTGAATTTGGCGATACCCTCGTTGCTGGCATCCGACCTATTGCCTGAAACTGCGCGCTTGCTGGAGAAATTATCGACAAGAATTGCATCTTCAAGCACCTCCGACGGGAATATGCCGTCATCCGGCGGAGTGAAAGCCGATCTCGATATGAGATTGGGATCATTTATTTCAAGCTGCGCCGTTAGTTGCCATCGGTCGGCGACGTTGGCTAGAGGAACAAGTGTTGGCTGGCCCACAAATCGCGCAAGCACCGTGCGGGCAACGCTCTCGATCGGTATGTCGATGCGAAACCAAACTTCGCCATTCTTGGCTGAATAATCGTACCAAGCGGTAAAGAACTCTGCTTGATAAGCGGTGAAAAATATCGCGCAATTCAAAATGCGAAGCGGATTGCGATTGACCAGCCGCACGCGATCGAAGCCGGATTCCATCGCAGAGCGAACTGTGGCGCTGTCTCGCTTGTTGCTGTAGCCCTGGACGAGAAAATCGGCCTGTATGAACGGCGGGAATGTTTCGCCGGTAAACGCGCGAGAGAGGAGCGTCAGATCGGCAGAAAAACTACCTTGGCCGCCGAGGCGCGCACTGGCCAGCATCCGCAGATTAGCAACTGCGGCAAGTACGCCTGCACCGTCGAGATGCGCAAACGCTGAAAGTTTTGCGAGGGTCGACGCGGAGAGATTGCCGGCGCCAGAGAATGTCGCAAGTGCCGCGGATCGTAGGTTCGCCGACGCGGACAGCAAGCCCGAGCCCGCGAATGTGGCAAAATTCGCCGGCAGGACGCGAAGAAGGTCGACAGTCAGACTTCCTGCGCCGGCGAACGTCGCGCGGGCTGTTAGTGCCAGGTTAGCAGTCGCAGCCAGAGAGCCCGCGCCCTGGAAAGTTGCCAGACCGCGAAGCGCCAGCACGTCAGCCGCGGTAAGCGAGCCGGCTCCTGTGAATAAGACTTGTGCGGCGAGCCCAAGGTTGACCGTAGCGGCGAGGGTGCCGGTTCCACTGAAGGCGGCATTGAGAGCGGCCAAAGCCTGAGCGCTGGCGGTCAGCGAGCCGACGCCGGCAAAAGCCGCCATCGCGGGCTCGACCAGCACTGCGGTCGCTGAAAGATTGCCCGCGCCTGCGAAAGCTGCGGTCGCCGCCTGACGAAGGTTGGCGCCGGCAGATAAGCCGCCAGCGCCGTCAAATTCCGCCAGCGCGGCGGCAGCTAATGCGGCAAGTGCCGAAAGATTGCCTGTACCGTCGAACTCGGCGTTGACCTGATTGCTCGCTCCGGAGACGAGCGTTGCATTTGCGATCAGTGAGCCGGCGCCGTCGAAGCGCTCGGCCGTTAGGTAGATGTAAGTAAGGAGATCGGCGGCGAGGCTACCGGCCCCAGAGAAGGCCGCCTGTGCGGCCTTCAGGTGCTGAGTATCAGCGGCGAGGCTTCCAGATCCGGCGAACGTAGCGGCTGCTCTGGCCGCCAGGATGCCGTTCGCAGAGAGGCTGCCCGATCCAGCGAACGTTGCAGCCGCGATCGCCTGGACGGCGCTAAGGGCGGATAGATTCCCCGAACCGGCGAAAGTCGCTGCAATTGGCGCGATAAGCGTGCCAATGGCGGCGAGACTGCCACTTCCCGAGAATGTGGCGGGATTGGTAAAGCTAAACTTTTGGAGATCGGCGGAAAGGGAGCCGCTTCCGGAGAAGACCGCCAGACCCGCAGCGCCGAGGAGGCCGAGCGCCGAAAGGCTTCCGCTGCCTTGGAATGACGCGGCTGCAATGAGTTTTGCTGTCGCCGCGGCCGAAAGGCTTCCTTGGCCGCCGAACTGCGCCAGAGCCGCGAGATTCGCCCGTGTCGATGCCGAGAGAAGTCCGGAGCCGGCGAAGATCGCGTTGTTAGGCGTCGCAGGCGAGTACGACACCATGACCCAGACGTCTTCGACGCGCTGGGTGCCTGCCGCGGTGCTCGCCCGTTTGTTCCAGCCCGCCTCGGAGGCGTTGAGGTTGGCGAGCGTGTCGGTGAAAATCGAGCTTTCGTAATAAGCGTCGCTCGTCGTGAGCGTGACGTTGTAATCGGTGTCGGTGCTCGCGGCCCGATAACGCAGTGCTCCTAAATTGATGTTGCTCGATGTGGAGGACGCCTTGGCGACCGCTGCGACCTTGGCGGCGTTGACTGTGTCGCTGCCCGCGATAGTGCCGGAGCCATGACCCGCCTGCGTCGCCGAGAATGAGGCGGTGACGGCGGTCTGCGCAGAGGCAGGCGTTTGATTGGGAGATTCGGCAAAATGGACAGTGTCGGGCGGCGTCTGGCCCCACGAAATGAAGATTTGAGCTTCGCGAAAGCTCGCAACGCCGGGAAATGTCGCTAGCGCAATGAGTTTGAGATTGCCGAGCGCAGATAAATTGCCGGCGCCAGCGAACGTTGCTTGTCCCGCAAGATTTAGTTTTGCTGCTGCCGAAAGTCCGCCAACGGCGTCCGTGCCGCCAGAGCCGCCCCGAACTGTCATGGCGCTAGGCCAAAGTTACGCGGAGCGCGCCGGCAGCAAATGCCGGATTGTCGGCAGACTTGCACCCAACGTTCGCCGTCAAGGTCCCGAAAGCCAGCCGATTCCCGCCGACCGTGTTGTCGTAGAGGTTCCAGCCCACGGCCGTTCCTGCCGCCGTAGCGGTCCCGGTGATCGCAGCAATGTTCGACGCAGTGCCGGCAGGCGATGCTGCCGCACCAAACGTCACCGTCATGCGGGGAGAGAAAGGACCGTCAAACGCCGATTGTGTGGTCGGGCTGGCAGTGGCCCATTGCACATAAGTTTTGCCGGGCCTCGTAGGCGTGGCGCCTTGCAGCACCCAATCGAGCAGCGCTTTGTCGATGAAGGGATCGAACGCCATTCGGTGATCCCCTCATCGGAGTTACGACAGGGTGATGATCAACGCGCCGGCCGTCAGCACGAGAGAATCGCCGACGAGGATGGTGCGCGCCGTCTGCAGCGTCCCGTACCACAGCATATCGGACGACGCGACAGGCGAGCCATCCCACAATTGCATGCCTAAGATCGAGCCCGTCGACGAAAACGGCCCGAACGTCATCGCCGCCGTGTTGGACGCCGAACCGGCGGGCGACGCCGCAGCGCCGAATAGAGCGGTGAGGCGCGAGTAGCCGGTGAGCGTCCCGATCTCTGAGCCTGAGACCGACGTCGGCGTTCCCGCGGCCAAGCCTGCCCAGAGTGCGTTCGGCCGCGCAGGCGTGGCGCCTTGCAGCACCCAATCGAGCATTCCCTTCGCAAGGTACATTCCGATGTTAGCCATGATGGAGTCCTTTCTCTTCCTTCAGTGTTTCGCGTAGAAGTCGTTCGACGAGCTGCGGATTGGTCTTCGCGAAAGCCTGGAAGATGTATCCATCTGGCTTAGCGATGTAAGGCGACGCGAGCATGATGCGCGCGCGACGTTCGAGTTGCTCGGCGTCCAATACGATGCCGAAGTTGAAAGCACCGTGAAAACCGAAATGCCGCGATGCCGCCGTCGGCCGCGAGCATTCGAATGAGAAGCGGTGAGCCACTTCCTCTGGCGCCCAGACGAAACCGTGATTCTCCAGCGTCAAGCGATACTTGCGGCAGAGCAGATCGTCGTCGACCGCAGTGTCGCATGGCAGCGTGTGTTGATGCGCGCGAAGGAAGCGCTTCAGGCGAGTTGAGACTAGCGAGAATCCGCCGTTGCCGACATTCTTGCCGTCCTTGTACCACCAAGGCGCGCCGATATAGTCGTACTCGAGGAACACGTCATCCCACATCGACGCATCCCAGATCCAACTGTCCCACTGGATGTTGAGCGTCTGCCGCGTTCGCAGCAGCGGCGGCACGTCGTACCACCATGAGCGCGACCATCCGATTTTCTCTGGCCAATCTGGAACGACGTGGATGCGTCCGAGCGATGGAAATTCCGTTGGCTTGTCCGTCAGGATCAGAACATCACCAAACTCTGCCTTGGCAATGCACTCTTCGATCGCCATGCGGGCAAGCTCGTGCTCACGCGTCTCGACGCAGACGAGAGTCACGTCAGGAAGGTGTAGTTTCGATTTAGTCATGCCGCATGTCCCGATAAGCCTGCCACATGCACAAGCGCACCTCAGAGGCAGGCTTGCTCAAACATTTCTCGTCGATTTCGTCGTGCCGTATCAGTTTCCACGAGGCGAAGAAAGCCACCGTGATCGCCGCGGCCAAGGCCATTAACAGGCGCCGCATTCCTTGCCGTTCCTTATTTGCCGGCCTAGGCACTGACGTTCCGCTCCCACTCCCAATCGTCTCGCGTGTACTCAATTGTGCCACACAGAAACCGCCAGCGATTAAACTTGCGGACTATCGCGCGAGCCACTTTCTCCGCTTCGGGGCAATCATTGACGGTCATCACAATTCGCCCGGCCGCATCGGCGATCTGAACTTCGGAACGTCTTCCCTGGAAACGTTCGACGATGCGTAGCGGAAGCTTCATAGAATCCAATCCAGCATGATGCGCTCCGGTTTCGGCTGCCCTTCGCCTTGCAGAAAGCTTATTTGATTGCCCCTGTTCACGATGGCATGTAGCCCGGCCGAGCGCACAGCGTCTACAAGGATTGCCGGATCGCCGTGATCCACCATGATGCGCAAATAGCCGGCCGCGGGATCGCCCGCTGCATAGGCACCGATCATGTCGGGGCGATATTCAGCGCCGAGGCTGAAGTTCGTTAGCCACCAGCACTTAAAACTTTTGCAGCTATTTGGATGGTCGCCGTAGATCGCGCAGCCTTTGCCTATTTCGCAAAAGACACACCATTCGTTCCGCGGCTTTGCCAGTTCGGCGATGCGCTCGAGTCGACAGCAGAGTGTGCATTCGCCGCACGACCTCACGCCAGCGCCCATCCGCGCGGCTGCATGTGATACCAGCACATCGTCACCGGGCGCTCTTCGCTGACCGCCATCCACCGATAATCCGAGGTCATTCCGGTGAGCTCGTTGAAGCGGTTGGGATTGCGCGGACCCTCGACGAGCATGTCAATGCGATGCGTCCCGCGGAAACGGTTCAGCAGGATGTCGTCCGTTTTCTGTCCGGGCCAGTTGTGAATTTCGACGATCATATGCGAGCGAACAATGCCGGGGAATTTGTCGCGATCGAGATATCCGACTTCGGCTCCCTCGCAGTCAGACACGATCAAATCGGGTTGCGCCATAACCTCTGAAAGATCGCAGCCGATTTTTATTCCCACGTCGTTAGCGTGCGCGGCAGCCTGCAGGATCGCCAAAGCACGCGATTCGTTATCTATCGCAAAAACTTCTGCCTGCGGTAGTCGGCGCTTCAGCCCGATTGCGTAGTAGCCTTCCGCGCAGCCAATCACGACGATGCGCGGTTTTTCTATATCCTCCAGTCGCTCGATCTCTCTATGGATGACGCCGTGAAGTTCTTCCTCGTAGCATCCCAGAAGCATCGGTGAGAGACGGGTGCTCGGCCACGCCGTGTCGCGCGGGAGTATCATCCCCTTGAACGGACCTGAGTGTACTGCCCCTCCAAATTCCGCGAACAGATGGTCATCTAGCTCCGCCTTGGCAGACGCGAAATCTGGCTCGACATCCTGCCAATATCCGACGCGCTTCTCACGCCGCAGCGGCGCGCAATTTGATGACATTATCTTTGTGCCAAAGCTTTTCGACGTGCTGCAAGATTGTCTCGACGGAAATGTCGCTAATGCACGCGGCTCCGTTGCCCGAGTCCTTGTTCGGAACGCAAGTCTCGATCGTGTCATGCAAACGATGGCATGGCCAGCACGGAACGCGATACGGATCAGCGTGAAGCGTGACGGTATTGCGCCAGTGTTTGGTGATATTCTCGACGCTTGCGTGGGAAACCATAACGATCTTCGGCATATCCTCGAACGCGCAGGCCCATGCCATGCCAGTGTCAGGCGTGACGACCAAGTCGCCGGCCATGCACGCACTTAGCGCGGTCCGCAGCGGCCATCTCGCCTCGACAGGCTGATGGTCCTGCACAGCGAGATGTAAGCCGTCGCGAGATCCATTCTGCCGAATAACATGGTCGCGGATACCGTTTGCATATTCGGCCTGCTTGTCGCCAACGCCGAAAACGACGACTGGAATTTTCAGCTCCTTAATGATTCGGCCGATCGCCATAGGCGCGTAGGGGTACACCTTATCAACCCGAGAGCCAGAGACGATCCACGAAAGAAAC